CAAGATGAAGTTGAATCAATCTTCGATCTCGAGACCGAAGTCTTCCCAGTCCTTATGAACATGACCCAGCGCGGCATCCGCTTTGACCGAACCAAGGCTGAGCAGTTGATTGATCGCCTGCAAAAGCGCGAGAAAGCAATCTACCAAGAATTAAAGTCTGCCTGTGGGTCCGGTGTGGATATCTGGGCTGCACAGTCCATCGCCTTGGCCTTTGACAAGCTTGGCGTGGCTTATGGCAAAACAGAAAAGGGATTGCCGAGCTTCACAAAAGGGTTCTTGGAAACCTGTGAACATCCTGTGGCTAAGTTGATCGTCGAAGCCCGCGAGACCAATAAGACGCACAGTACATTCTTGCAGCCGTACTTAGACTTCAGCGCCAAGACCGGCAGGATTCACCCGCACGTGAATCAGATGCGCAATGAGGATGGCGGCACGGTGACAGGACGGCTGTCCATGGCCAACCCCAATCTTCAGCAGGTTCCTGCCCGCCACGAAATCATTGGCCCGCTGGTGCGGTCTCTCTTTCTGCCTGAAGAGGGCGAATTGTGGGCATCAAACGACTTCAGTTCACAGGAACCGCGACTCTTAGTGCATTACGCCCATCTTTTGGACTTGCCGGGTGCGGAAAAGATGGTGGATGCGTACAACAACGACCCCAACACCGACTTTCACCAAATGGTGGCCGACATGGCAGGGATCAAACGCAAGGCTGCCAAAACGATTGGTCTAGGCTTGATGTACGGCATGGGCAAAGGAAAGTTGGGTGGCGAGCTGGACTTGTCCGGTGAAGAAGCTTCTGAGCTGATCAACACGTTCCACACCAAGGTGCCGTTCCTTAAAGGCACGGTGAACGCGGTCATGAAGCGTATTGAGCACCCAGCATCGGGCGGGTCTATCCGAACCCTGCTTGGCCGCAAATGCCGCTTCCCACTGTGGGAGCCAGTAGAGTGGGGCGTGAACAAGGCGCTGCCGCGTGAACAGGCAGTCATTGAATATGGCCAACGGATCAAGCGTGCGGGCACGTACAAGGGCCTGAACAGGCTTATCCAAGGGTCAGCCGCAGATCAGACCAAAGCGGCCATGGTGGCCCTCGCCAAGGCCGGGTTTGACCCTATCTTGCAGGTACATGATGAGCTGGCCCTGTCGGTAACAAGTCGGGAGCAAGCACAGGCTGCTGCCGAGATCATGGCCAATGCTGTGCGCTTAGAAGTTCCCAGCCGCTGTGACGTAGAGGTCGGCCCGAGCTGGGGAGAGGCAAAATAAAGGGCCCCGTAGGGCCCTTTTTACTTTCCGCGAAGTCTGGTAAACAGATTCATGAGAAAGAGTTTTGTTTTGACCTGCGTCAACTCATCAAGAATCTGCCGTAGGCTAGGAAAACTGCCTTTTGGTTTGTTGTCTTCAAACAAATCAAGCTGCGTGATCGTAAACCGGTATTCCCCCTTGCCCCTTCCGGGAACAAGAACCGCTTCAATCTTGCTCTCCTTGGCCAAGGCCAAGCCCGCACGGCGGACCACGGAAGTATGCATTTGTGCCCATTCTGCGATCTCCGTGGTCTTGCCCGTGTAGTTGTGCTTGCGCAAAGCTTGGAGGATCATGACCCGCGCCTCTGCCGGGGCAATCTTGACAGGCGTTGGCTTGATCATCGCTCGCGTCCTTGCAGCCGGTCAGCGATCAAGGTAGCGTAGCCCGCAATGTCGACCCAGTGGTCGGTCACGTCAGGGTTACCGTTAACGATACGGCCAATCTTGTGCACGATCATCTCCAGCGCTTCCCACTGGTCATCAGCAAAGAATTTGCCATGCTTTGCAGCATGCTCGGACATGGATCGTTTGATTGACTGCATCAAAGCCGCGCCGTCTTTGAACGTACCGTAATTCGCGGCCCGAGCATCCAATGTTGCGTTTACATCGGGGACGGGAGGCATGGGCACCATCTCAGGCGGAGCAAAGACTCCGATCTGATTGTCCAACGCTTTCTTGCGCAACTGGTAACCCAACGAGGGGGTGATGCCAAACTTCTTAGCAACTGCTGCTACCTTGGCCTGCGGATGGTTCATGATGTATTCCATGAACTTTGTTGATTTACTGCTTTGCTTTCTCATATCGGTGCGTCCTCTGTTTCGGTTAATAAAAAATAGCGCCGAGTTTTTTCGGCATCTCTCTCATGCTTTCTATGAAGCATTTCCAATATTTTTGGGTCTACCCGCTCGAACGGATTCCACCCGTTTTTCTCTAACAGCACTAAAACGGTCTGATCTTTCCGCTTTGATCTGCTTTTGTGAGACAACGACTTCTTCGGTTGTGAACTTGTGCCCATTTCCACACTCCCTCCTTCTTCTGTATCTGGTTGTACTTGACCGCGTCTCAAGGATCACGGACCACGCGCCGCATTCAGGACAATTCATTTAGCTTGTGCCTCTGTGCAAGGGTGTTGTTCCCCCTCTTTTTTGGTTATAAAAATAAGATGGCATTGCGTGCAGCGCCAAAGAGTGCCCTCTTCTACAACAGTACGGCGCACGCCTCGCGGACCACGGGCCTTGCCAAAGAAAGTTTTTATCTTCTCAAGCATTTTGTTTCCTCCATCGTCTACACAAATCTTTTGCTTGCCTGCTCTTTGGTTTCCTGTCGCACATCTCGCTTATGGATTTCTATTTTGCTTGCACTTGTAACATGTGCGGCGTGACTGGCGGGGGCGGGTCGGGGAATAAGCCATTCCATCCAACAAAAGACAACACCGCACCTACTATGAGTCGGTCGATCATGCGTTCTTCTCCAATATGCTTTCCAAGCACATAACAAAGGCTTCTAGAGTGCCAGCGATCTGTAGCGGGTCGCCCGCTTCTTTAGCCCGTTCAATTTCTTTCTCGTAGTGACTGATTGAAGCTTCTATTTTTTGCTCAATAGTTTTTTGTGACCACAGTGTCATGTGTTCTTCTCCTTGAGTTTGGCTTCTATTGCATTTGCAAAATCTACCCAAAACGAATCTATTCTTGAGGTTGCGTTATGCAATGTTTGGTAAACAAAACTTTGTTCGTCCCTTGTCAGCCCTACCCATGTGCGCTGTGGTGGGGTGGTGTAGTTCTGCCCACAGTTGTGGCATTGCACAACGCCGTTAAGGGGATTCCACTTGACTGCACTTGCATCCGTGTAACCGCAACAAGGCAACGCCACAGGCTCTTGGCTTTCCAACTCCGCAATGGCTTTCTCTGCCAACAGTTTGTATTGGCGCAACCAGTAATATGATTCCGCAATTGTTTGATGGCGCTCATTTAGCTTTGCGGCAGCAAGCGCCTGTTTCAATACTTCAATCATGCCTGTCCCCTTGCTCTGATGGAGGCGGCGCACTCGCGTCTTGCAGAGTGAACCGCACCTGTATAGCCTGAAATGTATGTTTGTTCAATGGTTGAATCACACAATTTTGCACAGGCTTCACGCTCTGCTTTTATTGCCCTATTAACCAACTCCACCAAGTGCGGCGTCGATACCGTCCAAGTGGTGAACTGCTGGTTGCCAGCAATGACGTTGTGCAACTCTTTAAGAACCTCATCTTGCGTCATGCTTTTCCTGCTCTGATAATTGTGGCTAATTCGTAAGCTGAATAATTTTGAGCAAATTCACCTACCAACTTTGCACAGGCTTCACGTTCTTTGGCGGCTACCAGCTTGGCAAAGGCTTCAAGTTGTTTTGAATCCATAACCACACCAATGGAAAGCATTCCATGAAAACCAGCCTGTTCAACCATTTGATTGATTTCATCTTGTGTCATTCCATCCTCCCGCTGTAGTCCATATGCTCCGTGAGCCGTGCTTCAAGGCGCTTGATCCGTTCTTCGTTGTACTGGATCGCGGCATTGGCGTATTCGGCGGCGGTCTCGGCCTCCAGCTTGCGCAGGTATGCATCTTGTAGTTCGGCGTAGATTACCTCGGAGATGGTCTTGGACCTGAGGATGTCTTTGACGTACTTGATTGTTGTTTCTCTGAAGTTCATTTCTTATCCTTCACCCATAGACAATCAAAACAGAGACGCATCATCCAGCGCACAAACAAATTTGGAACCTTGCCTTTTACTGGGCGATACACAATGCCCGTACTGCCGGGCCTGTTGCCAAACATATAGCACTGCCAATCAGATTGCTCAGGTTGGATTTGAAATTTGTAATGAAGTTGTTCTTCACTCATTTCTTCATCTCCTCAATGTGTTTTGCCAAAATATCAAACCATTCATGTGTGGCTTTACCTCTGCCCATGCCTTCCAACGGCATGATGGCGGGGCGCAGTTCTTTGATGAGTTGCAACACTTCGTTGATGGTGTCGTTGCGAATAGCGCCATTCATAATTCTTGTTACATCAGATTGGGTTTGCTTTAGTACTCCAGCAACAGCCCCATCTTCATACCCGCGCTGGTACTCCGTAAGGGTATGCACCGCCGCCATCACAGACTCCTTGCGCTGCTTTGCTTGTCGTTCAATCTCGTTGAACGCTTCATCTTCAGGGTCCAAGAACCTAGATTCAGTCATCATCAATCTCCATTAGTTACGGTCATCGCCGTTTTTTTTAACGGTCATCGCCGTTTTGCAAAAAATCAATCGTCGCTATCAACATCGCCCCTATGGCCACGACGAACACGCCGCCAAGGAACAGAATCCCCACCCACGTCAATACATTTAGTAACATCGCGTACCTCCCGTTCTAATTTGATAATGCGTTGGCGGAGCATGTCGTTCTCTACAAGCAACACGCGCCACGCATCA